AACTGGTGTTGCTACCGCTACTTCATTCTCTGGTCCATTAACGGGTAACGTAACTGGTAACTCTTCTACAGCATCTGCTCTGCAGACTGCTAGAACAATCTCCATTACCGGTGATGTAGCAGGATCTGTCTCATTCGATGGATCGTCTAATGTTTCGATTGCGGCTACAATCCAACCAAATAGCGTTGCTCTTGGTGGAGATACAACTGGTAACTACGTTGCTACTGTTGCTGATGCTGGATCATCTGACATTGTTGTTTCGGGTTCTGGTTCAGAAACTGCTGCAGTAACATTAGGTCTTTCGACAACTGGAGTCGTTGCTGGTTCTTATGGTTCATCCAGTGCAGTCCCAACATTTACCGTTGACTCAAGAGGTCGTTTAACTGCCGCTGGTACAGTTTCAGTTGGCACCGCTTTAACAGTTGCTGGTGATTCTGGTTCTGAAACTATCAATTTACTGTCTGAGACTTTAACAATCACAGGTGGTACAAACCTGACTTCTTCAGCTGCTTCTAATTCTGTTACTGTCAACTTAGATCCTAACATCTCACTGACAAGTGTTGTTGCTTCTGGTATTGTAACTGCTGCTCAGTTTGTAACTGGTGCTTCAGGTCAGGCAATTGGCATTAGTACCAATGTAATCTCGGGTCCAGATGTTATCACTATTGACCCTGCTGCTGTTGGAGACAACACTGGTGCGGTTAGAATTAAGGGCGATCTTTATGTTGATGGTGCTCAGTTCTTTGTAAATTCTGGTACAATTGAATTAGCAGATTTCATCGTTGGTGTTGCTACAACTGCATCGACAAATGCTGTTCTTGATGGAGCTGGAATTGGAATTGGTTCTGCAAACGTTCGCAAGACCTTAACTTGGAATAACACATCAAACTCCCTGAAGTCAAGTGAAAGCTTTGATCTTGCTTCTGGCAAATCCTATAAGATTAATGGAACTGAAGTTCTGAGTGGAAACTCGCTAACGATTACCAATGTTAATGCTTCTGGTATTGTAAGTGCTACAACTTTTGTTGGTGCTCTTACAGGTAACTCTTCTACAGCATCTGCTCTGCAGACCGCTAGAACAATCTCTATCACTGGTGACGTAGCAGGATCTGTCTCATTCGATGGATCATCTAATGTTTCGATTGCTGCAACAATTCAACCAAACTCTGTTGCTCTTGGATCAGATACAACTGGCAACTATGTTGCTACCGTTGCTGATTCGGGTTCATCGGACATCGTAGTTAACAACTCTGGTAGTGAAACTGCTGCGGTTACTCTTGGCCTTACAACCACTGGCGTAGTTGCTGGTTCTTATGGTTCAACAACTGCAATTCCTACATTCACTGTTGACTCAAGAGGTCGTTTAACTGCTGCTGGAACAGCTCAAATTGGTGCTGCTTTAACAGTTACTGGAGATTCTGGTTCTGAAACCATCAACTTCTTAAGCGAAAGCTTAGCAATTTCTGGTGGTACAAACCTGACTTCTTCGGCATCAGGAAATGCAGTAACAGTTAACCTCGATAATAACATTTCATTAACAAGTGTTGTTGCTTCTGGTATCGTAACTGCTTCTAGTGGTTTCTCTGGAAACTTAACTGGTAACGTTACAGGTAATGTAACTGGTAATCTTGCTGGTAATGTAAATGCAACATCTGGTATTTCAACATTCAATAATATTGATATCAATGGAACTCTGACAGATGTTAACAACAGCACTGGCACTTCTGGTTACGTTCTTAAGAACGTTGGAACCGGTGTTTCTTGGGCATCGATTAATGATTCTCTGCCAACACTGAGAACAACTTCTGTTCAGACTGCAACTTCTGGTCAAACTTCATTCACTGTTAACTACACTGTAGGTTTCCTCGACGTATTCATCAATGGTGTTAAACTTGCTCCAAGTGAGTTTACCGCAAGTAATGGTACTGGCGTAACCCTGAGTGAAGCTGCATTTGCAGGAGATCTTGTTGAATTCTATGCATACAATACACTTTCTACTGGAGTTGGTTCAGTCAATAGTCTGAACGATCTAACAGATGTTACATTAACATCTTCTTCAAACGGTCAACTTCTTCAGTACAATGGTTCTGAGTGGATTAACTCTTCATCTCTTGTTGGTATCAACTCTGTTGATGCTACAACCGTTGCAACTCTTGAGACAGCTCTTGGATATGCTCCAAATACCTTCAACTCACTGCTTATCAGCAATGCAGGTGTTTCGACATTTACTGGTGCAGTTAATGCAAACACAACAATGACCATTACTGGTCAATTGACTTGTGCTAATGTCAACTCAAGTGGAATTGTTACTGCAACAGATTTTAACTCAACTTCGGATAGAAACCTGAAGGACAACATCCGCGTCATTGAAAATGCATCCGAACTGGTTGGAAAACTGGAAGGTGTACACTTCACTTGGAAGTCAAGTGGTGCTGAAACCTGCGGTGTTGTTGCACAACAGATTGAGGAGCACCTGCCACAACTCGTACACACGGGTGAAGATCATAAGACTGTTAACTATAATGGTCTTGTTGGTGTTCTGATCGCTGCTGTACGTGAGCAAGGCGAAATGATCGCTGCGCTTAAGGCAGAAATTGAAGAACTTAAAAAGTGATTAATCACTGAATAAGTTTATTGGGGCAGGCAACTGCCCCTTTTTTTATAAATAAAAAAAAGAATCGTTAATGTGAAAAAGCAAAAAAATGGGCTTTGCCCTGCGGGACAATACTATTGTTATACAAATAAGGAATGTAAACCAATTCCTGCTGGTTTTATGGTAGATCCTGAAGGTATGCTTCGTAAAGAAAACGGTTCTTCCATTAGTGAAGAAGGTCTTCATAAATGGTTTCAGAGTAAATCAAAAGATGGAAAACCTGGTTGGGTTAATGTTGTAACTGGCGGCACTTGTGCTAGTGATGAACCAGGAGAGGGTGTTCCCAAATGCGTTTCTTCAGCAAAAAGAGCATCAATGACACCTGCAGAAAGACGCTCTGCAGCAAGAAGAAAAAAAGCAGCAGATCCAGGACAACAACAAAAAACTGGTGCAGCAAAACCAACCTATGTTTCAACCGATAGTCCCAAAAAGAAAATGAAAGAAGAAAAAGATCACGAGTATTCAATGGCTCGTTCAGAACTCTCCACTATCATGAATGCTGCCAAGCGCCTGAAAGCAAAGATGGGAAAAGGTGAGGGAGAAATTGAAGCATGGGTTCAATCAAAGATTACTAAAGCGGCAGATTATCTTGATGCTGCTGCTGATTATGTTGACAGTGGAGAGATGAATGAGGAAGCAGATAAAAAAGGTAAAAGTAGTGGTAAGAAAGATGCTTGCTATCATAAAGTAAAGGCAAGATATGATGTTTGGCCAAGCGCATATGCATCTGGTGCATTAGTTAAATGTCGTAAAAAAGGCGCAGCTAACTGGGGAAATAAAAGTGAAGGATTATCTCCTATTGCACAAAAAATTCTTTCGGAATTAAACTTGGACGAAAAATGTTGGGATGGTTACAAGCAAGTTGGAATGAAAAAGAAAGGTAAAAAAGTTGTTCCAAATTGTGTTCCTGTTGGTGAAGAAAGTGAATGTGCTCACACTCAAGATGGTAAAGATTGCCCCGTTCATGGTAAAGAAAAATGTCCTTCATCCATTGAAGAATCATTAAGACTTCCAGCACAAAATGGAAATCTTGTTTCCGTGATTACTTCATGGCGTGGAAAAAATTATATGAATAAAATGTTCTTCCCACAAACCAGGATGCCATCAAGAAGGGAAGTAACAGACCAAATTCAAAAAGTCTATCCTGGAGCAATCGTTCTCTCATATCAAGTTTCGGAATTCATTCCTGGAGAAACATTTATTCAAACTGGAGGAGGTAATGCAGCAACTCCAGGTCCAAGTAAGGCTTACGTAAGACCAATGAGTGAAGAAGTAATTTCTGAAGTTGCTGCATGGCAACGCAAAGAAGGAAAAAATCAAAGTGGTGGTCTTAACGAAAAAGGAAGAAAATCCTATGAAAGAGAAAATCCTGGAAGCGACCTTAAGGCGCCTTCAAAGAAGGTTGGAAATCCCCGTAGAAAGAGTTTCTGTGCGAGAATGAGAGGAATGAAGTCTAAATTGACTTCTGCAAAAACTGCAAACGATCCAAATTCAAGAATCAATAAATCACTTAGAGCCTGGAACTGCTAATACTTTATGGCAAATGATGTATATCTTGGTAATCCGCTATTAAAAAAAGCGAATACCGCGATTGAATTTACTCAAGATCAAATTCTCGAATTTGTAAAATGTAAAAACGATCCAGTTTACTTTGCAAAAAACTATGTAAAAATTGTAACTCTTGATAAGGGATTGCAGCCTTTTCAGTTGTATCCATTTCAGGAAAAGTTAGTAAACAATTTCCATAATCATCGATTTAATATCTGTAAGATGCCACGACAGACTGGTAAGTCTACAACTGTGGTATCATTCCTTCTACACTATGCAGTGTTTAATGATAATGTAAATATAGGTATCCTAGCTAACAAAGCGGCAACTGCAAGGGAACTTTTAGACCGCTTGCAAACGGCATATGAAAACTTACCAAAATGGATGCAACAGGGCATCATTGCATGGAATAAGGGATCATTGGAATTGGAAAATGGAAGTAAGATCTTGGCTGCTTCTACTTCTGCTTCTGCGGTTCGTGGTATGTCTTTCAATATCCTCTTCTTGGACGAATTTGCGTTCGTTCCAAACCACATTGCAGATTCATTCTTTGCTTCGGTTTATCCTACAATTACTTCAGGTAAAAGTACGAAAGTAATTATCGTCTCTACCCCACACGGTATGAATCATTTCTACCGCATGTGGCACGATGCTGAGCGTGGCAAAAATGAATATGTGTTTACTGATGTTCATTGGTCTGAAGTTCCTGGAAGAGATTCGGAATGGAAGAAGCAGACCATTGCAAACACTTCTGAACAGCAATTTAAAGTTGAGTTTGAATGTGAGTTCTTAGGATCTGTTGATACTCTAATTGCTGCGAGTAAACTTAGAACGCTTGTCTACGATCATCCTAAGACTCGTAGTGGAGGATTGGATGTATATCAAGATCCAATTGATGAACATGATTATTTGATGACAGTTGACGTTGCTCGCGGAGTTGGCAATGACTATTCGGCATTTACTGTTGTAGATATTACAAGTTTTCCCCATAGGGTAGTTGCGAAGTATCGAAATAATGAAATCAAACCCATGCTTTTTCCAAGCGTAATTGTTGATCTTGCAAAGAGTTACAATGGTGCATTTATTCTTTGCGAAGTTAATGATGTGGGAGATCAGGTCGCTTCAATCATTCATTATGATCTTGAGTACAACAATCTCCTGATGTGCTCTATGCGTGGTAGAGCTGGACAAATTGTTGGTCAAGGATTTTCTGGAAAGAAAACTCAACTGGGAGTTAAGATGTCCAAAGCAGTTAAAAAAGTTGGATGTCTCAATCTCAAAACGATGATTGAGGAAGATAAGTTAATTTTCAACGATTATGAAATCATGAGTGAACTTACAACATTCATTCAAAAAAATAATTCATTTGAAGCAGAAGAAGGTTGCAATGATGACCTAGCAATGTGTCTGGTAATTTATGCGTGGTTAGTTGCTCAAGATTATTTCAAAGAACTTACAGATCAAGACGTAAGAAAACGTTTATATGAAGAACAGAAAAATCAAATAGAACAAGACATGGCTCCTTTTGGATTCATTGTTGATGGGACAGATGAAACTAGTTTTGTAGATACTGATGGTGATAGGTGGTATACTGACGAATATGGCGATCGAGCGTATATGTGGGAGTACATGAGCTGATGGATTTAGATGGTCAACTAAAACTTGGTCACTTATTGTTTAAAGAAAGAAACTGCAGATCTTGCGGGGAACAAAAAAACTTGATGGAAAATTTTTACAAAATTAGAAAAGGATCTGGAGCATCTTCATATTCTTACGAATGCAAAGATTGCACAAAAAAACGAGTAATTTTGAGTAGAATGACTTCCACAGTTCGGGATAAATGGGAATATCCTGACTGGTAAACTGTTCATGCACAGTTTCCCCGCTCAAAGATGTATTTTTAATAAATATTTTTTAGATAAACTGAGATCTAACGGAGAAAAACATGGCGACTCCTCAATTATCTCCTGGTGTACTTATCAGGGAAGTTGACTTAACCGTAGGAAG